AGCTTGGCTTGCGCCGCCCTGCACTAAAGCCACATACCTAGCGTTACTGAATGCTCCCGAAAATTGAAAGGCATTATTACCAGTAGCTAAAACTGCCCTAGCGGCGCTCGCCCCTAGCTGAGATGAGCTTGATACCTCAAAGTTAGATCCGTCGAAAGCCGCGTCCCTAACAATGGTCAGACCTGAGGTGCCCCCTAACCCAGGACTACCACTTGCTGTTGAGGGAAGAGAAGATACGACTGCACCACTAAGCGCCAAAACTGAAGTCGATGAAGTGTCAGCAGTTAGTGCGGAAGTCGCAGTGTTATTCAATAGAACAACTCTAAAAGTAGCATCCACTGCACCTGAGCAGAAGAACTCTTCAAACATTCTTTGTTTACCTAAGTTTGTCCAAACCATTATATAAAACTCCAATAATATTTAGCTTTAACTGTATTCAAAACTAACCTTAAAACATTAGGCATCAAAGTCAGAAGAAGTTGACATACTAGACGGCAAGCCTAAATTTATACCTACATCTTGTGTTGCAGTTCTTGAAAGAGTTATATCTATTTGACCGGGTTGAGTACTACTGTCAGAAATTAATTGTTGCAAAGATAATGTTAAATCAACTTGCCTATCATTCGATCCGTAGTCTAATCCAATATCGTTACCAGGAATTTCACCGTCCAATCCAGGATTAATAGTGGCAATGTATTGGTTAGATAATATGGTAACTATGGGTGAAACAGACAAATTAGTAGCAACCGAAGGCGGTGCGTCTTCTAGATCCTTATCTTGATTAGCAGCAGCAGCAGCAGCAGCAGCACGAATAGCAGCATTTCTTGCCTCATCGCTTACAGCATCTACACCGCGAGTCATACTTCTAGTGATATTAGGTCTTCCCCTCTCCACTATTGTAACGTTAAACGTAATGGGCATTATACGTTAAACTCCTTAATCTGACCTGTATTCGTTATCGCAAATTTAGGATTCTCAATATAGGTCTCCAAGCTTACAGTGATTGTTTTCTGTAATACTCTATCTTCAGTGTCCTGAACGGTTACTGCACCCACATCAGATTCACTCACTAGAAATAATTTACTTATTCTGGAAAATTGAGTTGTAAGCTGAACGTCTGGGTTAAACTTGGAAAATATGGTAGATCGCAACATGTCCAAATCGGCTTTGTACTTACACCATAGGTTTATCTCGTAGGATATATTAATGGGTCTTGGAGCTAAACTTAAAATTCTTCTTGCTCTAAGCTTCTCCTCATCCCAATACTTGTCGCTCACAACGACTGGATTATATCTTCTTCTGTTGTCATCATTAAGAGTTTCAGTTTCAACAACTGTTGTCATTGGAAGTATTAGTGTATTGTCTGCCTTGAGCTTGCCAGCAATTCTTTCTGGGTTTCCATAGATACACTTTACTTGAACTTTTTTACCATTACCATCGATGTAATGTAAATTACCAAACTCTGCTAGAATGGATCTGAGACTCTCTCGATACACGTTATCAATGACAGGACGAATCTTATCGTTAGTCATTTCTAATACTTGTTTTTTAAGACTCTTGGACATTAGTAAGGTCTGCCTCCAGTATTATCCGACCTATCAAAGTAATCCTCGTTGTGAATATCTTGAGTATCTCGGAGCACCTTAGCATGAACTAATAAGTGGTAAACGCCATAAGCTTCAAAGCTATCTTCTTGAACTTCGTATACTTCAAACTTAATATCTTGAAACTCAGGCTCAAGAACGTCACCGATTTCTATTGGTGACCCTAAGATATTCTCAACATATGATTTGTTAAAGTTAAACACTTGATCATATTGAACCTCAACACCGAACTGAGAAAGGTTTTCTTCAATCGGTCGAGGATCAAAGTGACCCCACACAACCATAGGTTCAGGAGATATGGTTTTTTGACGAGACTCCATATAGATATCGTCTACGTCATTGCTCTTAACATATTTGTAAACCTTGATCTTCGAACCAGACAACTTAATGTTCTCAGAATCTATCATGTTAAATAGATTCTTATCGTTCTTCTTTTTGAATAACGATAAACGAGCATCCCTTTCATCAGGAATGTTAGTCGGTGGTGTGTTTACTTTATATCTCATTAGAAGATGTCAAATAAAGGAGGAGCCTCGATTTCTGACATAAGCTCTTCAACTAATGCTTGTTTCTCTCTAGAGGCTTCTTGAGACAGGATATCACCGTTAAGAATGGTGCCTCCTCCAGGACCTGGGAGAGTCTGATACTTGCTTCTAATACCCCCTAAAACTTCCTTAGCTAATGCAAGTGTATACCTCTGTAACCAACTCTTGTAAGCGTGGTGTAAAGTATTTGGATCAAAAGCTCTGAATTCTAGGATGACATCTTCATCATTCTCTTCAGGGACAGGAAATAACTGAAGGAACTTATTATTGATAAGTTGCCATGTAGACATTTGACCTAAAACATTCTTAACTTGTTTTAGGTATTGCTGCATAAGAAGATACTGGCTAACATTATAATTGTTAAATAAGCCAGTATTCGTAAAAAACATGATAGCAAAATCAAACTCAAGTGAGCCAGGGTTTGCACCAAACTTGAAGAAGTCTCGTCGATACCAAACATCGTTTAGGTTATCTGCAATTTCCTGAGGAAGATCGTAGACATTAACGCCGCTCTCTGTTTTAAACACAGCATATTGCGTCATCCAATCAGGAGCGTGATATTCTAGTTTGGAAATCGCCTCATCAATACAGATTTGGATCTGAAAGTCATCAAGCTCAACATCAATGATCGGATGCCCTAACTTAGCAAGGACATAATCTTTGATTGTCCTATTAAAAGTCTTAAACTCATTTACGTCTTTTGCGTCCTTGTTGTTTAAGTCTTTATCTTTGGGACTCTTATAGTCTTTGAGTTGATCGCCCCCATAAACTCCATAAGAGGAGCCATAAGATCTAACAACTGGTACTCCAATTTTACTAGGCATATCAATATTATTTACCCCAGAGATACAAAAAAGGCTCGGATTAAATCCGAGCCTTTTTCAAACACTATCTAACCGTTAAGGATTAGACGGTGTAGGCACTACCAAAGCTCTTACCATCGTAAGCAGCCTGACGGAAGATTTGCGGTGTCAGGAAGTCGTTGCCAAGACCCACAATTCTGATCACGCGGTAGAAGCGCGAAGCAGGTTGCACAGCGACCTTGCCGTAACGAGTCAGGATACCCTTTCTCGGCTGGAAGGTCTCAGGATCCACAACCGTGTCCAGAGGCTGGAGCGGGATGTACGGGCAGTAGAAGAAGCCAGCGTCCATCGGGCTGTTACCCTTGTAACCAACGATGATCTCGTCTTCTGGGAACATCGGATCAACGATAAGGTCGTACTTACCAGCGAACTTACCAACGTATTGGATTTGATCGCCGCCCATGTTGGTCGGGCCATCCTCGCGGGCGAGGCCACCCTCAAGTTTCGCAGCCGACTCAAGCATCGAAGCGATGATCGGGGAGGTGATCAGAACGTTACCAGGACCACGCAGGGTCGTACGGTAGATGTCCGTGCTCGCAAAGTTGATCAGAGCCAGAACGTTCGAGAACGCTTCGCCCAGGTGACGCGGAGCGAGACTTGTAGTAGTCGCACCCGGCGCAGCCGTGATGAAGTTCTTAACGTCCATGACGTAGATGTTCGAGTGACGCTTCAGGATACCCGTGCCAGCAGTCTGAGCACCAACATTCTTCTGATCGTTCGCCAGAGTCGTGTCGAAGTCGTACTCGTAAGCACCAGCGGTGAACGTGCCACCCGCTCTCGAACCCATGCGAGCATCGCCGCCGATGCCGGGGAAGTTATCCGCACCACCCTGGTAAAGCGACTCAAGGTAGAAACCACCCATATCGCTGAGAGTGCCGGGGCCGTAAGCGATCATACGAATGTCTTCGATGAGTTCACGATCGATTTCGAGGTTCATTTCCTTCGACAGAAGATCCGTAAGCTCGGCTTCCATGTCCAGGTTGTGGTAAGCCTTCAGGTCTTGAGCGGCTTCCAGCGTCCAAAGGGCTCTCATCTTACGCTCACGCGCTTGCACGGTTTGCTTTTCGATGTGAAGGTTAACCTCAGGAATCTCGGTGTTCTTCAGTCTTTCAGCCGACGAAACCGAGTAACCCAGGATCGACGAAGCCTCAGGGAATCCAGCGATCTGACCACCCATCGTGGTCGAGGGCGAACCGTTCTGAGCCGCAATGACGTTCGAGAGGTCGAAACCGGAAACGCCAAGAGTGCCAGCATTCAGAGCCGAGGCCTGACGAACCTCATCCGAGTTCCAATCAAGCTTGGCCGCAGCGCCAGCAAGTTCGTTCGACGACACAGAGCCGATCGGCTCGGCAACCAGACCCAGCGGGGTAATGTTGAACTTCGAGTACACGATGTTCTCCGTGCCACTTACTGCACGCGAGTTGCCCATGTAGAAGATTTGCGAAACCGGGCCGTCCATCGTTTGCGTGGCGCCGATCTTGTTGAAGATCAGTTCCGGGTACATACGGCGGATCATCGGGAAAGCGAACTTCTGGAATGTGCCGATCTTACCAGTAGTGGTAGCCGTGTCACTGAGTTCTTCGTCCATACGCTGCTTTTGGAATTCCTTAGCTTGGTTTTCAAAAAGGCGAGCCGTCTGGTACGCGACGTGATCATCCGAGATACCTTCAAGGAGTGGATCCCAACGCTTCAATAACGAATCTCTATCTAATGCGGTCATAATTAACCTCTGTAACTATTGAGTTTTTCTAACACGCTTTGGTTGATCCACTCATTACTGTGGTTAGCGTGGTTTTCATTCAACTTTTCATCAGATTCCTTCACTTCGAAGTTCTCTTCACTGATGACGAGTGCCGTTTCCGAGAGTTTCCTCTCAGCGTTAGCCGATTCTTGCAAGCTTTCCATTTCATTATGAACAGTTTGCAATGCCTCTTCTAACTTTTGATTCTTATCGTTTGCAACCTTAGCTTGACGTTTAAGGTTAACGTTATCCTTGAGAAGCTTATCAACCTGACGCAACAGAGCTTCATTCTTTTCTTCTTGCTGCTCACCAAGGGTTGCGAGAGCGGTCATACCGTTCATCTCATCTTGATTTGTAGTCTCTAAAGCAAACATTGAACGGACGGTTTCGAACATTTGAGCGTTACGGAAAGTCTCGTTCTCAAGCTCAAGCTCCTTGAGGGCTTGCTCTTTTAATTTTTCAATGCTTCCACGAATAAAAGATTGAAC